TCGCTAACCTAGCCGGACAGTTGGGGATCAACGATGCTTGAGGAAGTCGCACTATCCGACAAGCAGCTCCTCTCCGTCCGCGAATCCACGGCCCGCGTGAACCTGTGGGAAGGCGCCGTCCGATCCGGCAAAACCATTGCTTCCCTGTTGCGCTGGCTGATCTACGTCGCGACGTCGAACGTCCGCGGTGAGCTGATCGTCGTATCCCGTACCAGGGACAGTGCGGCGCGTAACGTGTTCGCCCCGCTCATGGACCCTGGGATCTTCGGGCCACTCGCGAAGCACGTCCACTACACGGCCGGCGCACCCACGGCGACGATCCTCGGGCGCACCGTTTGGGTGTTGGGTTCCTCCGATATTCGGTCGGAGCAGATCCTCCGCGGCCTGACGTGTGCGGGCGCGTACGTGGACGAGGTCACCCTCCTACGGGAGGACTTCTTCACGCAGCTCCTGAACCGGTTGTGGCACGGCGCGAAACTGTTCGGAACCACGAACCCGGACTCGCCCGCGCACTGGCTGAAACGGAAGTTCCTGGACCGGCTCACACAACTGCCGGACTGGGCGGTGTGGAAGTTCCTCATTGACGACAACCCGCGCCTGCACCCGGACCAGAAAGCGGCCATCCGCCGCGAGAATACCGGGCTCTACTATCGGCGGAACGTCCTCGGTGAATGGGTTGCCGCTGAGGGTGCCATCTTCGACATGTGGGACCCGGCGAAGCACATTGTGCAGTGGAACAGTCTCCCGCAGATGACACGCCTCCTCGGGGTCGGTGTGGACTACGGCACGACGAACGCTTCCACGGCCCTCCTGCTCGGCCTCGGCGCGGACAGCGGGCTCTATCTGATTGATGAGTGGCGGTATGACGCCGCGCAGGCTCAGATGCGTCTCACGGACTCGCAGATCAGCGGCCGGATGCGCGAATGGATCGACCAACCCCACCTGCCGTACGTGTCCACGCTCCGGCCGGAATGGACGATCGTGGACCCCGCCGCGGCGTCGTTCAAAGTCCAGTTGGGCGCTGACGGAGTCAACAACGTCATCAACGCCGACAATGACGTCCTCTACGGGATCCGGACCATGGCGTCCCTGCTGTCGGCGGAGAAGTTGCACACCACGGAACGGTGCGTCGGGTTCAACCAGGAAGCCCCCGGCTATTCCTGGGATCCTGCGGCGACGGAGAAGGGCGACGACAAGCCGCTCAAGGTTGCTGACCATTCGTTGGATGGTGGCCGGTATGTGATCACGACGACTGAAACGAATTGGCGTAGCGCCGTTCAACTAGCCGCTTAGGAGGCCGCATGCCGCTCCCGGGCAATGATCAGAAGTGGCCGCCGGCTGAACTCTCACCCATCCTTGACGTGTACGCCACCTATGACGCGTGGATCACCGGAGACACGGAAACACTCAAGGGCATCTACAAGACGGGTACTGGGTACGCGAAGGGCTTCAACATCGGCCCGATCGGCGTGTTTTGGGGCAAGCAGGACCCCTCCGGTAACGAGATCAAGATGCACGCCCCGCTCGCGTCGGATATTTGCCGGGTGAACAGTGACCTGTTGTTCTCGGACCCGATCACCGCGACCGTAGCCGTTGAGGACGACCAAGAACCTGACGAAAAGACACAGGAGCGCCTCGACCTGATCCTCGAGTCCGCGCACACCGTGTTCGTCGGCGCCGCAGAGCTGTCCAGTGGCTTGGGTGGGACGTTCCTCCGGGCCACCTGGGACACAGCGGTGCATCCTCATGCGTTCATCACGAAGGTGGACGCGGACCTCGCATGGCCGACGTTCCGGTGGGGACGTTTGACGGCTGTGACGTTTTGGCGGGTGCTGGCGGAGGAGAACGCGACCGTCTGGCGTCATCTTGAATGCCACGAGCTCGACGCCGCGGGTGTTGGTGTGATCCGGCACGGCCTGTACGAGGGCACGAAAGACCATCTCGGATCACGTCGCCCGTACGCTGACCGGCCGGAAACCGCGTGGCTCGCCTCGCAGCCGTTGATCGATCAGGACACGATCAGCACCGGCACTCCGGGGCTTGACGTCGAGTATGTGCGGAACCTTGAGCAGTCGAAGGTGTGGCGGAAACACCCGCTCGGCGCACACCTTGGCCGTAGCGACCTTGAGGGCCTCCTCGGTGACTTGGACGCCTACGACAAGACGTACACAAGCCTGATGCGGGACCTCGAGGACGGCAAGTCCCGCCTCCTGGTGGCCGAGTCGATGCTCCAGACGAACGGCCCCGGTCAGGGTGCTGTGTTCCGTGACTCGTCGCTGTTCACCGGTCTGAACAACCCTCCGGGCAAAGCGGACACCGCGAAGATGCCGATCGAGCAGGTCCAGTTCAAGATCCGCGTGGACGAACACCTGCGCATCATGGAGGACATCCTCCACCGAATCGTCCGCTCCGCAGGGTACTCACCGCGATCCTTCGGGCTGGCGGGGGAGCACGGCGCCACGGATAAGACGGCGACCGAAGTGTCCTCTGAGGATTCACTCTCGCAGCAGACGCGGAAGCGGAAGATACGGGCGTGGGAGCCGGCCATTGAACGGCTCCTCCGGAAGTGCCTCGCTATTGATGCTGTCCTGCTGAATGGTGGGGGTGACGCTGATCCGAAGGTGGATGTGCAGTTCGCGTCGGCTTCCCGTCAGGACCCGCTGGTGTTGGCGCAGATCGTCCAAACCCTACGGAACGCGAAGGCCGCTTCCACGGAGACGATGGTCCGCATCGTGAACCCTTCCGCGGACGAGCAGTGGATCGAGGAAGAGGTCGCCAAGATCATGGCGGAGGACGAGTTGCCGCCGGTTGAGGACCCCGACACCTTCCGACCACCAGAAGCAACCTTGGAGGCATGATGGCGATAAGCCTTGGAACGCTCACCGTGAAAGTCGTAACGGTGGAAGCCGAGAAGCCGCCCGCAACGTTCGACGGCGGCGTGTGGCACTGTGACGGGCGGTTGGTCACCCGCGAGACAGCTAAGAACGCTTTCGAGGAAGCGTTGTTTTGGCTGGCGATCCACGAAGCCGAACAGCGTCTATCCAACAGCGAGTAGGATCACACCATGCCGCTCTCGCCGAACAGCGCTAGTGAGCTCGTCAAGGCGATACGCGATGTGTACCAGGACGCCGAGGAGGCGATACTTCATCGCCTCGCAAGGCAGATCGGCAAGGGCATCACGTCTGAGACGTGGTTGGACCGGAAGTACGCGGACCTGCAAGACCTGAACCGGCAACTCGACACACTGCTCAGTGATTTGGAGCGGGGTGTGCCGGGTGCTGTGGAACGGGCCATGCGGATGGCGTACAACCGGGGGACCGCGGCCGCCGTAGCGGACTTGGAAGCGGTGGGTAGGGGTGCGGGGGCGTTGGCTTCACCACCGGTGCCGCCGTCGATTGGCGGGTTCGTGTCGGCGACGCTGGCGCCGTTGAACTCGACACTGTTCCGGGTGCGCCGCTGGGTGTCCGATACCTATGATGCGGTGACGCGGGAGACCTCGGCGCAAATGCTCACCGGGACGCTCACACGGCGGGAAGCGTCGGCGCAGGCGTTGAAACGGTACGCCTCTAGGGGTGTTACCGGGTTCACGGACGTGTCCGGCCGGAACTGGGAACTCGCCTCCTACGCGGAGATGGCCGCACGCACACAGGCCGCGCAGGCCTCCCTGCAAGGGCACACGGACAAGCTGGGCGACCTCGGACAGGATCTTGTCATCGTCTCGGATGCGCCCGAGGAATGCGCCTTGTGTCGTCCGTGGGAGGGGAAAGTCCTCTCCATCAGCGGCAGGACTCGCGGGGGACTCAGCGACGGCGTGAACGTGGCTGGGACGGTCGCGGAAGCCACCCTCTCCGGCCTGTATCACCCAAACGCGATTCTCGGCGATCATCAGTTCTCAGCAGTCGGGAGCATTGAGAACGCCGTCCGCGCCTGGTACGAGGGACCATCAATCGAGCTGGAAACTGCGGGGGGTGTACGGTTCACCGTCAGCCCTAATCACCCTGTGCTGACCTCTCGTGGGTGGGTTCCTGCCGAAGGACTCCGCCAAGGCGATCAGGTTTTTCGCGCCGGCAAGATTCGGGGGAGCCTTGATGGTCCCGTAGTTCGCAATGAACTCGATGACGTGGAATCCGG